ACCCCCAGTTAAACCTGCCCCCGCTGTTACAGAGGTAATATCTCCAACATTTGAAGTATAACCAAAGTCAGTAACAAACGTATGAATTTGATCTGCTGTTGCAAGCCCTGTGCCTCCATCTGCTATCGCTGCAGTAGTAGCAGATATGACAGGTGCTGTACCCCCACTAGAAACTATAGGAGCTGTAGCTGTTACACCTGTTACAGTACCTGTAGTAGTGGAATAATTTAAACCAGTAACAAAGTCGTATACATCATTACCTGATGGTATTGTCGCAGCACCATTTGAAACTGCAGCTGTTGAAACATTTAGTGTAACATTTCCAGAAGTTCCACCACCTGATAAATTAGTACCAGCTGTAACACCTGTGATAGTACCAGAACCTCCGCCACCACTAGCAGCGGCCCATTCTAAAGTGGCCACCCCACCTGCTAAACTATTAAATTTTAAATAATCTCCAGAACTAGGAGTGCCTGCAGGGAAGGTTATTCCATTTCCACCAAGATTAAGATCTTTTGTTCCAACTGAGAATGTCCCACAAGTTAAACTTCCATCAATAATTCCGGAAGTAGCTTTTACTCCTGCAGTTCTATGCCCTAGCCACCCTTTATTTGACCCGTTATTGTCTCCATATACTCCTCCAACATCTCCACTAGTATCTGTGCTTCTTCCCCCCACTCCTACGTTTGTACCTATGAAACCAGCACCAGCTTTGGCGGTACTATTAACCCCCATAACGCAAGGAACATTAACGATTGAAACCCCTGATCCAAACTCAATTGTAGAAGCGTTGTTATCATATTTAAAATTTTGAGCTTCTATAGTAGAAGTAGATTTTATATTTCCATCTATGTTTAAATCTGTACCATCCCATGTAAATGCAGATTTTAATGAAAATTTTCCATCCTCATCTACATAAAAGCCAGTATTGGTATTACTCCAAGTTCCTGTTCCTATGTACATTTTGGTTTCTTCTAATGTGACTCCTCCGCCTGAAAGCATCCCTAAATCTGAGGCATCTTGTCCAGCCGCAGATGTCATATTTATTTCTCTAGCTGTAATAGTTCCAGTATCAATTCTGCCTCCATCTATAACAGTAGTACCACTTGAACCTAAATCTGATGCCTCAAGCGGTGTAACACTATTACTATTCCCATCTACTAAGTTTGTGCCACTAAATTTTACTAAGCCTACAAAATTATGTGCGGTATAAACAGAAGCACTATAAGTAGGAGTATTAGTAGTATCGGTATTTGAGGTTTGAGTCACGCTCCAATATACATAATATGTTATTTGATTAGCTGCACCACCCTCAAGTGTGGGCGCATTTAGTTGCCATCCAGAAGGTGTCGTACCAAAAGGTACATTTGCTCCCCAAGTATATGTGCCTCCAGAAGGAGGCCCTGAAGGAGCAGTTCCTATTGTACTATAATATAAGTATCCATGAGAGCTTTTTAACCCCGTAGCTCCAGTTTCGCCATTCTTCATACTAAGAACAGGAGCCGACCAGCTAAGAGAAGTATCTGTTCCTGTTGGACTAGTTGCAGTAGCAACTGCTCTAGAAGTCCAAAGGTGGGGCGTGCCTGAGGGTATGGCTTGGTACCATGGGGGCGAAGCACTTATAGGCCCACCAGTGATAGTACCATTACTAAAATTATATGTGCCTCCCGAAGGAGAAGCAGGAGTGTTATTATCTCTTATATAAATAGTTAGTTCTGCTATAGAAACTCCATCAACTCCGTCTGAGCCTTCTATTTTAATAGGAGTTTGCCAAGTATAATTAGTTGCTCCAGAAGCTTTTGTTCCTACACTTGACCATATTGGGTTGGACCCCGATGGAACAGAATTCACATCCGTATACCAGCCACTAGGGGTTCCGGAAGAAGCAGAAGGAGTAGAGGGCTGATTTTCAGAACGTTTAAATACAATATCTACTCCGTCACCTGGGGTTCCTTGCCCTCCTACAGTATATTTTGAATATATTACTGGAGTAGTCCAAGTACTGGTTTGAGGAGATTCTCCATCACTAGTAAAAGTTCGAGAAGTTGTATAAATCGTATTCCCATTAGTGGTTCCAATATCAGGAACCGCAATAGTCCATCCTGCTTCTGCCCCACTTGTTGGGTCAGACCAAGTACCGAAAGTATTTGAAGTTAAACTACTATCATTCAACTTGTATAAATTTACATATTTAATGCCCTGTCCTGTCCCTGCAGTTCCATCCGTTCGTTGAGAATAAATGACAGGAGCAGTCCAATTAGCATCTTGAGGGCTTTCCCCATCACTAGTAAAAAGACGAGAACATACATATACTTTATCATTATTTGCAGTTAAGCCTGGAATAGATAAACTCCATCCTGTCTCTGCGCTATCTAAAGGGGTGTCAAAAGTGCCAAAAGTATTTGAAGTCAGACTATCGTCATTTAACTTGTAAATATTGACTGTTTTTACATTTTGTCCTGTAAAGGCACTTGAGTCCACATCCAGTTCAATAGCAAGTTTTTCAAATGTGCCCGCGTTATTCCTTATAGAATAAATTACAGCATCATAGTTCTCATCTATTGTAAGACCCTGCTTTTTAATTTTTACCGATGTTCCGTTAACACTCGTAGCAGTAGTAAAATCTCTATCTATATTTAAAGAAGTATTGGACTCGATATAAGTAACTATTCCCGCTTTTGTGCTGCTGAAATATATTATATCACCTATTGCGTATTCAGTTGTGAAAGATGTTCCAACTCCTACTACATTACTAGACCCTGCTGCTATAGTTACTGCTCCAGTTTTATCTACAAAGGTAGACTCAGGAGTAACGTCTCCGTCTCCTGTATCATAAAAATATCCAATATTTAGATTATTAGAAGTAGAATATACATTATCTTCATACTTAATCAGCTTCCATGGATCATTCGCATCACTAAAATCAAAAAGCATATAGTGAGATTTAATTGCTTGTTCTTCTGGCGTAAATCCACTAAAAGTTAAAGATGCTACATCGCTACAATCTTGTTCGAATCTACCTGTTTGTCCAGGTAAAAAGGTACTAAAAACTTTAGGCGCACCGGCTCCTGCAAAAGACCATCCTGTAGTATCTGATATATTAAAAATTCCCCCAGAACTAATAGTAGAACCAGAGCTGATAACGCCCCCTAAAGAAACCCCATAGTCTCTTTTGGCATCAGGATTTTGAACTAAAGTAGGAACCTCAAATTGAGTTACAACTTTGGAAGATTTAAATCCTCGATTATTTACAGCAGCTACAGCTACTTGATATTTACCCGCAGGTAGTGCTTGAGTACCTGTAGTGGTACCTGGAGGCACTGTTAAAGGGCTTGCTGTTCCTGAAATATTATGATGAATTTCATACTCTTTTAAATGCTCATAAACACTTCCATCTGCATTAACAGGAGCACTCCAACTAATTTTTACGTCTTTTGTTGTCATTATAATATCTCACTAGATAAATTTGTAGGCGCAGGCACAAATTGGCTTGGGGTTAATAAAGTTTCCACATAAGGTAACCCAAAGTCTACATCAATATCATTAAACTTTTCATTATAGTGTTCCACAGCAGTTATATCATAGACTCCTTTTTTTGCTTCTTTAATACTTAATATCTTATACATTTTTTTAGAAGCTGCTGAGTCCAAATTAGATGCTGTAACGTGCTCTTGTAACGCCCAAATAGTTTCAGCATTAGGAGCTACAGTAAAAGCTGTATCAACTGTTAAAGAAGTAACGGTTCCAGCAGATGTACTAACGTCTTGAGTCTCTACATGAGTATAAGGAGCCCAATTAATTTGAACCAGTACATTATTACTGTCCTGTATATTAGAGGCTGCTTCCTCAGTAGTAAATCCTGGAATTATATCTCCTCTTGTATAAGCTGTTCCACCTATAGTTGCACTATCTTGTGCTAAAAAAGGCACAGAACTTTCTATAAGAACACTTAATTTATATGTACTACCACTATTAAGAATAGTTGCCCTGTCTAAAGGTATTGAAGTAGTTGAAGGAGTTCCTGTATTAGATACTCTTCCACTATATATTATATCATATCTGTCTGCGTCTTGTACATTTACAATGTCTCCAGGAGCTATAAAAGCAGCATTTATTGCAGTTCCAAAACTTATTACTTCCGATTGATTAATAGCTGTCCATAATTTCCAGCGACCATATCTAGTGGCTTGTCCTATAGAAGTTGCTCCAAACGCAACGGCATTTTCTGAAATTATTTTCCCTGTTTTTACAATATTCTGTTTATCTTCTACTAAAAGAGCTTCCGGAACATACGCATTTTCAGGATTATTCCAAGTAACTACGACTTGATTGGAACGTAGTTTAGACCCTGTACCTTCATAGTTAAACTCTCCGTCTATAACATTGCCTTTTGTAAAATTATAAACGGGATCTTTATCTTGATCTACTACAGGAACAATATTACCTTCAGACCAGTATAAAATAGATCTAAAAGTAGTTGCCATATCTTTAAGCACTTTATAGCAATCAGTTGCTTTTGTTAAGTAAATATTTGCTCTAAATCTAGGCTCTATGTCTCCTTTTCCATCAGGCACAAGTTCATCGCAATATCGAGCAATTCTATATAAAGAGTATATATCTATATCTACAGACTTTAACCACTTTCCTAATCCGTACCTATCATTGTTAATAATGTCATAAAATACCCAAGCAGGATTATCGGTATAAACAAGTTGCTTTCTAAAAGTCCCATCCCAGTCCTGATCTTGAGAAGCATGGATAGCTCCACTTGAAGCTATTCTTCTGTAGTTTGCCACACCTCCTGTTTCCTCTCTAGTCTGATAGTTAGAAGGAACATAAACGAGTCTACCCTTACATAAATAAGACCTTTTAGGTATTGAGTTAAAAGAAGCCGCGTCAACACTTACTTGAGCATAAGCTGTCCAAGGGTATATAAACCTCTCTCTAATTATACATACTGTACTTGCTAAAGTTGAAGAAAGTTGTACACTATAATCATCGTCATAATCTCCTGCGGACTGTATACCAGTATCATCTCTTGTAGCTTTAGTAAATTTTAATTTAAAATCTGTAAAAGGTTTAAACCTATCAAGACTTAAAGTTTCCTGAATATAAAAAGAATTATTCTGCTCTCCTGTATGATAAAAATACTCTCCATCTACTTTGTAGTTCTCATATGACCCCATTCCTCCGCCTTTATTAACAGCTATTTCAATTTTATAGGCTTGTAAGCCGGGATATTTACTATCTGTTGATGTACTGGCTTGACTTAAAGCTGGATAGCTAAATATTACCCTGACTTCATCAACTTGTCTAGCAGTAGAAGCACTAAGATTCATCTGGGAAGAAGTTCTTTCTATTGGATCAGCCCCCGATATACTTGGCCAACTGGTTCCAGAATCTGGGTAAGTAAAAGCAATTCCATGAGACGCAGGAATAGAAGTAGCTCCAGAGCCCCCATAAATATCGTTAATAGGAGACTGAGTTAGGGTACCCTGTCTAAATTGATAAGAAAAACTTTTGTAATTAGAAATACTTGGAACTGTTGTATTTGATGTAAAATTAGCAAAAAACTCAGAGTTTGATAAATCACATTTAAAAGTTCCAGTCTGAACATTAGTAGAAGAAACCAAAGTAATATTATTATTACTTATAGTAGATATTTTTAAAGCCCCGCTTATAGATACTGTATATTCCCCCGAGCTTTTATCTACATACATATCAGTCATATAATTACCAATAGGTATGGCCTTAGCTACAGTTGCTGAAACCACTTCTTTAATGTGCCCTAGAAAATATAAACCGTCTCCGATTGTTAGAGTAACATGAGGCTGATTCTCAGGACTTATAGTAGTATCTTTTACCATCCAAGATTCGAAAAAAGAACTGGCAGCAGTAATGGTTATTTCAGGATGACTTGAAAGAGTAGTTATAGCAGAACTAGCTCCCGCCTGCTGTCGCATATTTACTAGTCTTAAATACTTACTTCCAGTTATACTACCCGCAGTAAAATCTGCAAGAGTAGCATTAGTAGAAGTTACACTAGTACTTCCAGCTGTGAAAGAAAAAGAAGCAGCTCCATGAGATAGCATTTGTGCAGCTTGACTTACATCTGCAGCTGGATTACCGTCTAAATAAACAGAATTCGCACCTGTACTTAAACCAAATATAGGCCCCTCTGAGATTATGTCTACAGCGGAAACAATTTGATTTTTGTTTATCACACTTCGACTTATCGAAGCCCCTGTGGGAGATGCATCTTTTACAAAATCATTCATTATCCGAACAGATCCTCACCGCCATAAAGAAAAGAATTTATTCCATTTCCATAAAGCTCCGGAGGTGCTCCAGTATAAAAACCATCAGTAGTTGTATGTACAAGTCTATCTTCTTGTTCAGGAGTATATCCTCCCGAAGCTATATTATTTAGAGCTATAGAAATTGGCTGACCTGCTACTCTCAATTCTCCATATAATAAAGGAACTGGATCTCCTTCCACTATTATATTTGTATCACCTGTATATAAATATCCTTCATCTTCTTGATCTTCAGTGGCAGGATCCGGTGCAAGCATACCTTGTATACCTTGCATAGCTAAGTTTATTCCTACAGCCATTGTTGCTTTTGCCACAAACGCACCAATTTTCCCTCCAAGCGCGTAGGCGCCTTCAGGCCCAATTAAGGTAGATATATAGATAAGTGCTATTGCGGTTACTATTTTCATTCCGTCGCTTTTAGATCCTGCGGGTAGAGCTGCAATAGTAATATCCCCTTCTTTCAAAGGAGAAAGTAAATCTTGATCTTCTATATCTTTTCCAGCGGCTTTAATAGCAAATGCTATGTCATTTTCATGGCACTCTAATAAGTACTTCTTAAAGCCCGGACGATTACAGTCAATACACTTAATGACATCGCTAAAAGAAGATGAGTTAATAGTAAACTCAGACCCAAATTTCTTCTCTATTTGTCCTTTTAAATATACTTTACGTCTCATATCTATATGCTCTTCTAAAAAACTTTTTCCAAAATGGGTATAGATTTTCTCTACACGAAATTCTATTTTCCATATGATGATAAAATAAATCATCGCCTAAATAAACTCCGCAATGATTAGGAGTACTACCCTCTACTGTAAAAATTAGTAAATCATTCTTTTGTAAATTATCTACAAGATTAAAGCCCCATTCTTTAATGTGCTCATCCGTCATATAATTTTCGCCAGATTTCCACCAATCTCTTTTATATGCTCTTTTCTTTTTTAAGTCAATATACAGTTCTTTTCTGTAATAATCTCTTACAGCCTCTAGACAATCTGTAACGCCCCATTCATAGTCTCGTCCCATTAAAGGAATATCAGAATTCTTCGGCTCTAGTTTATAACAATCCATGCTAGGGTAACTAAAAATATAATACGGTACATCTGAAGCATTGCAATATTTTATATCTGTTTGACTAGGCTCGCAGGAAGCGTGTACATGGCTATGTACTATTCCTACAATATCATGAGTATGGTGTATATCAACATACTCATTCGGATCTAGTGCAAAATCATCATCATCTACGGCTATATTAGTACACGGAATCCATTTTAACTTCCCCCGCTTTACTGCTAAAACACCACAACCTTCTCTAGGAGCACACCTTCCAAAATGTGAAAACATTTCCGAAAGGATTACAGAACTAATCATCTATACTTTTCACTCCCTGGAAACCCTCCAAATGGTAGAGGCTTAGAAGTATCTTTATTTTCTGACGGAAAAGTATTGGGATTATTAACTGTATCTGGGTCAAATTGAAATCTACATTTACAAGAATTTAATAATTTACCACATAAATCCCCTCTAACCCAGTATTTCGATCCGATGGCGGGAGTATTATTAGTATTAGTCCTTACTAATCTCCAAATAGTATTGCCAGATTCTACATAGTGGTGTAAATTACTAGAACTATAGGTATAAGCTGATGTATTCCAAACCGTATAAGTTCTTATTCTTTGCCAATCCACATTTGCATCGGAAGGCTCTGAATCATCATTTGTAGAATTAGATCTCCAATACCCACTACTGTGAGTTACCCAATTATTTGGCCCGTAAGTAGTAGAACTACTCCAAGCTGTTCCAATATGACTAGTAGCATCTGAAAGTAAAATAATAGGCTCATCGTCTATATTAAAGTATGCTTTATAGTTTGTAGTTCCAATTTTTATTTGACTGTTTTCTCTCCAAGTACAGCCCCCTCGACCTTTTGGTACTCCTTGATATTCCCATCCACAATACTTTCCAACAACGATTCTTCCAGGTATCTTTACCCCTTCTAAATCCATAACTGCGGCTAATTCAAAATTTATAGCTACTTTATTTTCAGACGCAACTCTATCAATTATAAACTTTTCAACAGGAAATTCTACAGGAGGGTTAGAATCGGCACTTTCACCGTATAAGTACTTTTTTAATGTTTGTCGTCTAATTACCCTTTTTCCAATCAAATCCTTATTAGTTAAATCTCCTATTAAACCCCTGAAAGTATTTAGTACATTAGCTACCGTTAAAGAAGGTCTTGCGGAAGCGCCATCGGTATTTCTTTCTACTCCTTTTAATTCTATTGGAATAGAAGTATATGTTCTTATAGTTGCAGGAGTAGTTAAATCTCTAAACTGTATAGAAGTTAAATCAGTATCAATCCCCGAATGTAAATAAATAGAACTAGTATCACTTAGTTCTATTTCGATAAGCTCTACCAGTTCGCTGCCGGGTTCTTGGGTTTGTACTGCGTCTATTAATGTTGTCATGCTTCATAAACTCTTCTGAATTTTGCCTTACAGCTATAAAAGTCTCCATAATCATAAGAAGTGGAGAAATCCTCGCAAACTACTTTAAGTATAGTTTCTTTAGGTGTACCACTTGCATTACTATCAGGAATGGTAAAATTAAATGCAGTAACACCTTTTAAAGAATCGAAATAACCTACAATATCATCTATTTCTTCTTTTGGTCTTTTATTAAAAGATACTCTAAATTCTTGAGTGATAGAGTTAATACCATCTGCTAGTCGTTGTTCATATCCATCCCCAAAAGTAGCCACATGAACTTTAGGTTTAGATGACCTTCTCATAGATCTATCTGGACGAATAGTTCTGCTTCCAAACGTTCCTGTAGTTGTGAATCCTATTGCCATTATGCTGTCCCGTATCTATTGAGAATTCCACCAGATCGTTTCTGATTTTGTAACTCTTCTTGAACGGCTGCGGCAATAGCCCTTCCAAGTCCATCACTATCACTTCCGCCTTCTGTTTCTGTTTGCCCATCAGATGAAACATTTACAGTTATATTGTTATTTTGTGCGCTACTTCTCATATCTACAGGAATGGCTTTACCATTTGGTAGAGGAACCACAGCTTCATTATGTCTGCCTTCTCCTATCAAACCAAGTGTAGGACTATTGGCAATTCCTCCATTAGCATACTTGCGGAAGCCTCCTTTTAGAATACCTCCATCTGCCATTCCAAGGAATCCAAGACCTGGAATCATTCCTAAAAGGTCTCCTGCTCCTCCTAATAGATCTCCGAATATACCTCCTAACTCTCCAAACATACTTCCTAAACCTTTAAGAAAGCTACTATCTCCTGAGAAAAAGTCTCCTAATCTGGACAAGAAGGGGCCTTCTCCTGCAAAAAGATTCTCAAAAGAACTAATTACTGGTCCAAATATTGACGCGGTTCTAGTACTGCTCGTGTTTCCATAGTTTCCTTGGTCCTGACCTGCTTCAGCGTTAAACATTTGCGGTCCATCTGAATTTAAAGTAGGGCTTTCAATTTTCTTTCCAAACATTTTTTCCCAGATCCCTTTTTTCTCTTCTTCAGGAGCAGGGTCCTTGAGCATAAACATATCTTCTGGTAAAGCAGATAACCTATCGGCCGAAGACAATGTCTGCGGGGAAACCATTTCATTTTCTCCGACTCCTCCTCCTAAACCTAAAGCTCTTCTGATTGCATCGCCAACAATTCGAGCACCTTCTGTAAAGGCCTCCACGGTTTTAGTATGCACAGTAGTTGCTCCAGTTACTGCTGCATCTCTAAATGCCGCAGCAGGACTTTTTATACCCATTAAGCTCTGAATTAAATTTTCTGATATAGTATCGGCTACTTTTCCTAAAACACTTTCTGCTATTTTTAAAAAGGCATCACTTATACTCTTTTCCTTTCCCTTTATTAAATCAGCAAGATTTGAAACTGCAGCAGTTTCAAAAGCTTGATTAGCTGCTCTTGCAATTTGTATTTGAAGTTGTTCTTGTTTTTCTAGCTCTTCTATTTGTGCTCGATATAGCTCAAGTTTTGATTCTTCAAGATCAATTGTAACTTGTTCTGCGGTAGTCCGTGCTATTCTTCTTATTTCTTGTTCTTGTTCTATTTTATTTATTTCATGTTCTAACTTAAAAATTTCATGCTCTCTATTTAGCTGCTCTGATTGTAGTCTAGTTTGTCCTGCTAATGCCTTGAATCTTGCTGTTGCAAGTCGCTGAGCATTCAAAAGCATAGTTTCTTCTATTTTTAGTATGTCATCTCGTACTGCCTTCATTTCTTTAGAAATCTGAAGAGCTTGAGCCTGAAGCTTAGTAGCTTCTATTTGTACACCATTAACTTCGATCATTCCTGCTTCAACTTCTTGTACCCTTTTTAAAGCATCGTCTCCTAACATTCTATCAATCATTGCTTCAGTGCCTTCTCCAAGAATGGAGTCAAAAGTGGCACCTGTATCTACTTCTCCTAGCCCTTCTATCATATTTACATAAGCTTCTCCTACATCAGTAAAAGCTTCTCCTAGTGAAGAAAATCTTGAATTTTGAACTATGAATTGTTTTTGTGTCTCATTAAAGTTTTCTAAGGCTCTTTCGGTTCTTTCAACTCCCGTAGGTACAGATTGTAGTACTGCAGTAGCTGAAGTAACAACTGCGGGGGCTTCTCCTAAAACGGCCTGTAATTCTGCTCTTAAAGATGCAGCACTTTGTGCCGCTGTAGCAAAGGCAAGCTCTAGATCTTGCACGGCTCCCGCTTCTAGAGGCCCTGCTTGCGCTGGCCCAAATCCCTCTGCTCGACGGTCACTAATCGCGTCGTATCTGTCTTGTAAATCTGCATCCATTCTTAAAGCCACTGCATTTGCCGTTAGTACTTCCTGACTTATTCTTTCTATTTCAAGTGCATGTGCTCGGATAGCTGGTGCTCCTGAGGATCCTCTGCTTTCCAATAAATCTGCCTGCCTTTGAAGTAGCTCAATACCCGTTTTTATATTTTCATTAAATCCGCTCTCACCCCCTAATACTTCTAAATTCAAGTCGTCTACTTTTACCTTTTCCAAAGCCGCAGCCATGCCTAGAAAAGGTTGCATATTAAAATTACTCATTACATTTGCAAATTGCTGAACCTCTTCTAAACTAGAATTTGTATCTTTTAATCCTTGTACTAATTCGGTTATATGTTTGTTTTGGCTTGCAAAAGTATCTGATATACCTTCCATAGCATCTTGCATTGCTTTTATAGCAGGGTCTTTGAACATTTCTATAAGCTGTTTTCCCATGCTTATAGCTATAGATAATATACCTAATACACCAATAAAATTAAGAGCACTACTTGCGAATCTACCTAGATTTGCTAATCCGGCTTTTATAGTTCCCACCATTCTTCCGTGATGAGCTTGATACTCTAACAATTCTGCCTTTCTCATTGCCCAGAAGCGTTTCCATCCAGTTGAGCGCTCTGCGAGGCCTCTCTCTTCTATGGCTCTAATTATTCGGATATGTTTTCGAACTTCCGCTTTATTTCGGTTTAAAAATATTTTTTCGCTTTTACCTTTAGCACTTCTTTCAACACCACCTAATCCACCTTTTGGAACCTTTCCAGTTTGACTCAATTCTCCAATTCTTTCTCTAGAGCGTGCGAGAGTTTCTTCAACATCTTGTATAGCGGCTGGAGCAGGGGTTAAACTTTTAATAATTCCTGTGCCTAAAAGTGCAAATGCACCTGCTAAAGCTGCAATATTCTTATTCAATCCTCCCGCTACAAACTCCGCTATAGGGGTGATCATATCTTTTATGCTATTCAATAAATCATCAAATTCTTTTCCCATCTTAGTAAATTGATTTAATTGAACATTATAATCTTTAAACTTTTTCTGACCTTGAGTTATTACTGCATTTACAACTGCTTGGCTCTTTTCCCAAGTAGTTAAGTCTTTTGCAGTTTTACCCACGGTTTGAGCATAGTCTGATGTGGCCTGATCTAGCCTTACAATAATACCTAATTCGTCTAATAGTTCTGGTTCTGCTTTAATAGCACCTCTGGTTAAACGATTAAAAGAATCAGTTAAATCTCTACCAAGTGCTAAAGAGGCACTTTTAGCGACAGCAGCTAAATCTGTGATTTGAGAAGAGTCTAAGCCTGCGGCTCTACCTATTTGAACGGCTTGTGCGGCTTCTGTGAAGTTTAGCATTTGGCCAGTGGCTTCTTGAACATTAGCAGTTAATAAAGCCATGGATTCGCCAGTTGTCTGGGCGTATTCTAATTGACCTTCTCTCATAACTCTGAGATCAGCTGCGTCTTTTAAGAATCGAAAAGCTGCGGAAATAGCAAAGATATTAGCCGCCAAAGTTGCGTAGGCTCCAACGAGTCCACCCATACCTTGCGACATTTTTGAAAAGTTTTTAGATGCACCAGAAGAAGCATTTGCAGCTCCTTTAATATTTCGATCGGCTTCTCGAGAATTTTTCGCGACCTCGCCTAACCCTTTTCCGGCTTTTTTGCTTTCAACGGCTACTTTTTTAAAGCCACCGCCTTTAGCATTTACCTCTAATTGTACCTTAGCCTTAGTCTTCTTTGCCATTATCCTTGTATGTTATGGGTGTAGTTTTTACCATCACCGCCGGCTTTATTTTTCCGCTTGTCTGCCTTTCTCTTTTCTTCTGCTTGTTCTGCTCTATAATTAACTAGTAATCTTTCGTACATTTTCATAAAGTACATAATTACTTTTTGATCTTCTATTTCCCATATGTCGAATAACTGACTACAATGAGACCAATCTTTTCCCATATATGATCCAGACATTCCTTCCCAAACATCTGATAGAAGGTCAAACATAAAAAATGCCACTTGAATCTCAAGCGGAAAGTCCGATTGAGATAGCGGCATCTTTGATGGATCAGGCTCTTCCCCTAACTGTTCACAAATCCTGTAATACTTTTCTATATCAATAGTAGCATTACGCTGATTTATAAATCGAACAAATAGACCCTGAATTTGCTCTACTTGTTCCCAGTAAAATTTTCGAGGTCACCTACAACATCTGTTACCCATGTATCAAAATCATTAGAATTTTTCATGAGTAACATCGCATTATCATGCGTATAGGGCAGCATATCATTAGGATCATAATCTGAAACATCCACCAAAAGAAACTCTTCTAAGTATGAAAATTTCAGGCCTTTCCAATCTTTAATTACTGCTTTTGTATATTCTGTGAGAAACTTCTCTTCGTCTAAAGACTCTTCTGGTTGGTGAGTCTTTCGATTAAATTTTGTAGATAAAGACTTTTTCCTTAGTTTTAGCAGTTCTTCTCTTGCTAAATAACAGATAGATACTGAGAAACCATCACGTCCAGGAAAATCTATTGATACTGTTTTGCTTGGAGTCATAAGACTCGCTAGTGAAACCGGTTCAGCTTTCGGTTTCGCAGTTGCTGTGTCTACCATTACTACTTCCTATTTGAGTTAAAAAAATGGCGAGGGGGTTAACCCCCCTCACTCGATTATTAATACATTATATTTCACTTTGACAAAAATGTCAAGATTTATTTTTAGGCCGGTGTTGGACCGTAGTATACTAATGTTACTTCGTCTGTGTCATCAATTGAAGTAGGCAAGGCTTGGAATGTAGTTTCCAAGGTAATGATATCTTCAATAGAGTGAGTAGGAATATCCACGTGACACTTAGCAGCATTAATTTGTAAACTTGGAGTTACTGGACTTGCAGTAGTACCACCTCCAATACAGAATACTAAATTAAATTGATTAGAAACTACCTCACGAATTGCGGTAACATCATCGAAAAAGTCCTTACTTGCAGTAGTAGTTGCTGTATCATCTGATAGATAACAAGTAAAACTACCTCCAAAAGCACGTGTACCCGTTACGTGACCAATAGGTACGTTCACCACGCCTAATTCTTCTGGTGTTAAGTATGTAACATTATTACTAAGAGTTATATTGCCCCCTGTTAATGTTAGTACATAATCATCTTCTAGTACATTAGATCCTGTTCCACCTGGGTCTCTGTCTACCGGATCAACTGTTAATGTTGTTAATCGATTACGAATAAAGTTATTCGTTGCAGTAGTACCTTCAGTATAATCAGCAGCCGGAGGACCGAAAGTTAATACAGTATTATTTGCAATCGTTTGAGAAGTTGACAATACAAAAGTATTATTATCTGTTATTGAAGCAATCTTCGGTGTACCAACTATACCGGTTCCACTAACTTCTTGTCCGACTACGAGAGTACCAGTATCTGTGGTAGATATATTTACAGTAGTAGATGAACTAACTGCAGGGGTAACTACTCGTGTTGAGGAGTACTGAGTAATAGTATCTGCGAATCCAGACCACTGAATACTTGCAACACCATCAATGTCAAAATCAATAGAGGCTTCATTAAGAACAATATTACTTAGTTTATAAGTAACCTTATTAGCGTCACCTAATTCAAAATATAAGGTTGCACCTGCTGCTGGGCCAAGTGTTGATTTGTTTGATTCACTAAAGTCAATATCTAAATTAGTGCCATCATGTGTAGTTTGATTTGTAAAGTCAAAAGCAGTAGCATTATGAGTAGCAGGTCCGGAGAATAATGCCCATAGTGCTTCCTCTACTGCGTGATGATAAGCATTATCATCTACTGCTCCTGTTCCGCTTCCTGCGGACTTGAACGGACGTATATAAGTACCAAAAGAAAAATCAACGGGGGCAAGAGAGTCATTAAAAGCTCTTCGTCCTCGACGACTTACTCCTGCAGTACTTTCCATCTCGTTCAAGGTTATTTCCGACACATTCGTAGCCTGTGAAAAGCTAAAGCCTTCGAGGACAGGGATTTTCCAAGTTTTAGTCCCTATCTGCAAACGCATTATCGAGTCGCGGCTAAAATATAATTGTTGAGCCATTATTATCTCCTTCTAACTCTTGAAAAGCCTGAACTAGAACTTTTGTTCTTGTCAAGATTTTCTAGTATCGAACCTCTATGGCAATTTCTCCTACACCTAAAGGCTCAAGCACACCTTCATCAGTTTCAATGCTGATAATTGTGATTTGTTGTATCGCTGCGTCTGCTCCTAGTTTATCAGTATATGTTAGACCTGCATTATCTTCAAGTACTGTCTCTACATCTTCTAATAAAGCGTCTAACGCGTCTACAGCGTCTTCTTCGTTTACATAGCAACGGCAAGTGATAGTTAAAAATCTATTCTTTACCCCGCCAGTTAAATATTCTCTAGTTTCCATTCCTGCATTTAAATGAACTGCTGGAAACTCTTCTACTTCATCCCAAAATTTCAATCTTGGGCTTACATTGTCTGCTAAATTTGTATGATTGGCACCCGACCCATCAATTTGTTTTAATTTATCAACGAGAGCATTTACAATTCCTTGTCTGCGAGTTGTGTATGTTCTAGTTGCCATTACCCTGTCCTTCTAGTAAAAAACCTTCCCAATGCATAATTAGCTGCAATCTGTCTTATAGATTCATTAATCAGCTTTCTTGGGTCTCTTTCAGGGGTTCCCTGAGCATGACCCACTTCAAATGTTTGATAGGGGCTTAAATCATAAGTATATCCAAAAGATGGAAACCCTTTAGGAGTTATTGCTGCATCTGTAAGTCTAACAGAGCTTGCAAATCTTCCACTTCTATTCTCAAGAGCAGGAGGGCCCATATTAGACCTAACTGCTTCTGGTAATTGTTCATTCATTCTAGCAATAAGGGCTAGTGGTTCTCTACCTGCCGAACGTCGTTTTGTTTGACGCGTTTTTTTAGGCTTTATTTTTTTAAGCCCTTCTTTCCCTATAGACATTCCAACGCCTTGTATTCCTATAGGCATCTTGCCTTTGACTGTTTTTCTAGCCGTACCTTTGGAGTGCGTTTTTACTGTTTTTGTTGGCTTTCCTCCAGTAATTTTAAAAGATTTTTTAGACCCTTTAGAGGTTAAATTATATAGTATAGTATCTCTTAAAGCCTGTTGTAAAGAACGTGACCCCTCTAGAGTTGCTGCCTCCTCTAAACCCGTTGCAAATGCAGTTAGTGCGTCTGATTCTCTTTTTCTATCTATTTGATTAGTTAATGTCGATTGTAAAGATAAAATTGGTACATAATCTAAATCAACATTTCCGTCTGCATCAAGTAATTGATCTCTATCTACTTCAAACTCAAAATTATCATTATAGGTTTGAAATAAAGACCTCATATACTCTTTTTCAGTCTTATTATAGTTCAAGCCGCTTTTTTCTGCTGCTTGCTGAACCATAGCTGCTCTTACTTGACCTGCTCCTGCACCTTCAAATTCTCCGTGACCTACTTGCCATCCTGTTCCCGCGCCTTTGCCCCCGAGAGCTGCCAATTCCTCTTCTATAACCGTTAGGCCTGCCTTTTCTATAGTATTTTTAACTATACGAATCAACGCGCCTCTAATTTTTCCGTTTTTATCCAACGAGGCTTTTTTAATTTCAACCATTGCGCTATATTTTGTAACGATAAAAGCAGCTCTTTCACCTTTAATAGTATGTCTTTTCTTTATCTTTATTATGCTATCTTGCCATGCTTTAGTATAATCTTCCCAAATTCTAGGGCTATCCTTAGTTCTTTTCGTGGACCTTTTTAACTCCTTTTCTCGATTATGTAAGGTTTTAAAAAATTTAATTCTAATTTCTCTAAAGATTTTTTGTATCGTTAGCTTGTCAACACCTTCAAAAGTTCTTTTTAAATCTGTTTCTAAAACTTTAAAGAATTCTTTTTCCTCAATAATAAATATACTGAATTGAGGGTTTCTAGTTAAGGCTTTTCTAGCTGATTTTTCTGCGTCTTGAGAAGTTTTATGAAAATCAACTGTTATACCTGCAACCCATTTTTTAAATTCTGCTGAGGCCATTAAAAATTCTTATAAAGGTCTAAGACCCTCTTAATGTGATCTGGAAAATCCACATTGTCACTCATTGATGAAGTGCCTCTATTTTGTACACTTGCACCCTGCATTGTTCGTCTTTCTTTATACTCATCTTTCAAGTAATAAGTAATAAGATCAGCAACCGCTAGTTGCAAATCTTTTGGCGCGGTAGAATACCCTGCGGTATAAACTACTTTAACAGCGCCAGGGCCTTTTGGCCAGTTTTTGTAAGCACTACCTGTTGTAGTACGAATTATACTGTCTGTATCAGTATCTAAAAAATATTCATTGTCACTAGTCGTAAGAGTAGTATAAGAACTAGAATATCCTTCTCGTTCCTGCACACTTACAATAGCATTGACAGGACTTTCTGTTAATTGGACCATATGAGTATCCCAGTTAACATTAAAAGTCTCAGTCTTATTAGAACTATAATAATCTACAATATTATTCCCACAATAGGTTTTTACTAATTGACTTACTGAATCTATGAGTGCATCAATCCTACCATCCTCCTTTACACTTTGAGAAAGGTTTTTTAAGGATTTATACTCATCTCTTGTTATTAAATCTGCCATAAGTTAATTAGTAAAAACCTGGGGGAAGGCCGAAGCCCTCCCCACAAGGTAATAGTTAAATACTCCTAATTAGGCGTATTCAATTCGAACACAAGGCTCATCGGCAGCACCATCACCAGCAACTAACTCTTCAAATCCTCTGGATTGTGAAGCGACAACTGCTGTACGCTGACCTGCTACTTCGTAGTCAGTTTCAATATTAACACCGCGTAACTTAGGCATTAAGTAGTTATGAACATTGACTGCGACAGCCGCTGTTTTAGTAGTTGCACGTGCAAACTGATCACTAGCTATGACTGGAGAGCCATAGATAGATCCAACTTGACCAACTACCTTCATAGCGAGGTCACTACCAACTTCTGACACGTCCGAGAACGCCGCATCTGCGATTAGGTTAAAATACTCTTCAACGTTAACAATGTATGCTACGTCTCCAGGATTAACTCCGTATTTACCCATTTCAGAGCGAATGGACAGTAAGTTTGCGCCTGTTACAGCACCTGAACCATTATTTGCGATATCAGTAACATTGGCAGAATCTTTCGCAAAGAAAGAACCCGCACCATCAGTACCTGCTCCACCAATAAGACCAGCTTGATTAGCTGTACCATTCATGATTGAGCTATCAATTGCTCGAGCGTGTGCTCGTGCAAGAGCTGATAGAATCCAAGGAAGAACATTAACAACGATTTGCTCGTCAGTATCGTTTGCGATAAACGTACCAGAAATCAAACGATATGCGTTCAGTGTGACACGATTAATGTGATAATTATTATCGGTCGCACCTTTCTCTTCCAAGAGATTAGCAGTGGTTTCTAGACCAGTAGCGTTCCAGTTAGCGTTTTCAGTATCTGGAATGACTGGCATGACAGTGGCACCTGAAGTAACCGCCATATCTTTAAAAAGATTAGCGACTTTTTGCTCAAGTCGTACTTCTTCTTCGAAAGTAGAAGATACGCTTGCATCAAGGCCGATACCAGTTGAGGCATCATAAGTAACGCCTGCTTTGGTCATGATATCTTGGGCATAGTTGGTATTCCAACCTTTACCAGTGATTTTACCTAGAACTGAAGCATAGAGAAACTCTTTGCCCCACTTAGAAATATCACCGTCACCACGATTTGCGAAAACTCGCTTTGATTCCTGAAGACGGGAAATTTCTTCCTTCTTCTCTTCAAGATCAGATTTATGCTGCTTGAGAACTTCCTCAATTTCAACATCCTTCTCTGCGAGCTTAGCTTCTACATCTTTTACAAGCCTTTCAGCACCAGTCTCAACTCCTACCTGAATAGCAGTTTTAACCTCCGCTTCTTGCTTGACCTTCTCTGCTTCGGCAGCTTCTACCTTTTCGGCTTCAGCTTTCTCCACAGCTTTTTGCTCGGCTTGCTTCATTGCAATATTAGTAGCAGTTTGTTCCGCTACCTGCTTTGCAAATGCTTCCAAGTCGATTTCGGGAGTTTTATCTTCCGACATTACGATCTCCTTTTGCACGGTTTTACCCGCCCTTACCGGTGTATTACTAGCTACGCTGGATGATCTCTCATCTTCATTAGCCAGAGACTGACCGGCTAGATCTACACGATTTGTGAAAGTTTTCTTGAAATCATTGTACTCTTCCATAGAGTCAAACGACTTCGCTAAAGAAAAAGTAGCTGCCTGATTGCAAGGTACGGAAACTACCGATACCTCAAACAATTCAGCGTCCTTTATCATAAGTCCGTC